AAAAAATACTATACAAAAGAACAGGTATTTGTAGAATACGGAATACCTGCTCACAACTTTTTGATGTACAAATGTTTAATGGGCGATAAATCAGATAACCTAGAAGGTATTAAAGGTTTGGGTCCCAAAAAGGTATCTAAAGTTATTCCCGAAATTACAAAAAGGGAGATGAATTTAGATTACCTTATACACTATGCATCTACACAAGACAGTTTAATGCACAAACGAATCGTTGAAAATAGAGAAAATTTAGAAACAAACGAGAAAATGATGTCACTTAAAGACCCTATTATGTCAGGTCAAATAAAAATTCAAATAAGTGATTTAGCTTCTCGCCCAACAAATTTGCTCCACCGAAATGATTTTATTATGCTTTACAACGAAGATTATATGGGAAATAACCTTCAAAATCCAGATATTTGGTTAAAAGAACATTTCCTCAAATTGAATAATCTTGCAAAATTAACACATGAGTAAGTTAGAACAGTACGGCCATAATTTCCAGGTTAAAGTACTATCTACACTTGTTAAGGACAGAGAGTTCCTTCAACAGGTTGCAGATATTGTTTCACCTGATTTTTTCGACAATGAAGCAAACAAGTGGATTGTAGGTAAAACTCTAGAATATTTCAACGAGTTTAGAACTACTCCTACAATGGAGGTATTCAAGGTTGAATTAGAAAAGATTAAAAATGAAATACAACAAGTTGCTGTAAAAGAACAACTTAAAGAAACATTTAAATCCACTAAGTCGCCTGACCTTGATTTTGTCAAACAAACATTCCTTGATTTTTGTAGAAACCAAACACTTAAATCAGCTTTGTTGTCTTCAGTTGACCTACTTGAAATAGGAAATTACGAAGACATTCGACGTTTGATTGACAACGCACTTAAAGCAGGTGTAGAAAAAAATCTTGGCCACGATTACCTTGACGAAATTGAAGAGCGATACAAAGAGGAAGCAAGAAACACAATCGAAACACCTTGGAACGAAATCAACAATCTATTAAGTGGTGGCCTTGGTACTGGCGACTTAGGTTTACTTGTTGGTAACCCTGGTGGTGGTAAATCGTGGGCGCTTGTTGCTTTAGGCGGTCACGCTGTTAAACTTGGTTATACAGTTTTGCACTACACTCTGGAACTTTCCGACGTTTATGTTGGACAGAGATATGACGCTTTCTTTACTGAAATACCAGTAAATGAAATTAAAATTCATAAATCTACTGTTAAAGAAGAATTAGGAAACCTAAGAGGAAAATTGTATATTAAACAATATCCGGCGGGTAAAGCCAACGTAAACACGATATTAGCGCACGTAGATAAGTGCCGCGGCCAAGGTATTGAGCCCGACCTTATCGTGCTAGATTACGCGGATCTTTTATATACTAGAAACGGAAAAGAAAAAAGAGATAAACTAGATGACATCTATACTTCGCTGAGAGGTTTGGCTACTGAATTGAAAATCCCAATTTGGACCGCATCTCAAAGCAATAGATCAGCAGCTAGAGACAACATTATTCAGGGAGACCAAATCGCAGAAAGCTATTCTAAAATTATGATCTCTGATTTTGCTATATCTCTTTCACGCAAAACTGAAGATAAAGAAAACGGTACTGGTAGATTCCACATTATGAAAAATAGATACGGCGCTGATGGTTTAACATTTAACGCGCTTATGGACACATCTACTGGAAAAATCGATTTTACCAACCGTATAAATAATGAAGAGAACAGCAGTCCAGACGGAGCTGGTTTCACAGGAAACGAAAGAAGAAACCTCCAAAGAGCTGCTGAAAATATTTTTAACTTTTGACAGTATATACTGTATTTATAGCTACACTAACTAAAATTTTAAAGTAAAATGGCAAAGAAAGACCTTAAAGAGGAGCGAATTGTGTACAAGCCTTTTGAATACCAAGAGGCTTTCGATTACTGGCTTAAACAACAACAAGCCCATTGGCTACACACAGAAGTACCAATGATGTCTGATTTAAATGATTGGAAACAAAACTTAACTGAGACAGAAAAAAATATTATAGGTTCGATCCTTAAAGGTTTTGCTCAAACAGAAACTGTTGTAAACGATTATTGGAGTGGCTTGGTAACAAAATGGTTCCGTAAGCCTGAAATAGTTATGATGGCAACAACTTTCGGAGCTATGGAAACAATCCATGCCGAAGCATATTCTTTACTAAATGAAACACTTGGACTTGACGACTTTAGCGAATTTCTCGAAGACGAGACTACAATGGCTAAAATTGAGAATCTCATGTCTGCTAGGGACAGTTTTGATGGCGAAAAAGATTGGCACGAAATTGCCAAATCGCTTGCAATTTTCTCAGCATTCACAGAAGGTGTCAACCTCTTCTCTTCCTTCGCCGTACTTCTCTCTTTCAAGATGCGAAACAAACTTAAGGGCGTGGGACAAATTGTTGAATGGTCTATTAGAGATGAAAGCATGCACTCAGATGCAGGATGTTGGTTGTTTAGAACACTTATCAAGGAAAACCCTGAGCTCAACACCCCGGAGCTCAAAACAGCAATAAACGAAGCTGCGCTTCTTTCTCTCCAACTTGAACTTGATTTCATCGAAAAAGTTTACGAACTGGGTGACCTTGAAGATTGTTCTAAAGACGATTTAATTCATTTTATTAAAAATAGAGTTAATACAAAATTAGGAGATTTGGGTTACGAACCAATTGTTGATGGTGTTGACCCAAACGCCCTAAAAAGAATGAAATGGTTTGACAGCTTATCAGCTGGTAAGCAACACACAGACTTTTTTGCAAACAGAGTAACAAACTACAGCAAGGGACACTTGCAGTGGGACGAATCAATATTTTAATTATGGACGGAAATTTAGTAGCAGATACAACCCAGTGGGTTGCGGGGAAGGATTTCCCTGAATGGATGGACGAAGTTGGCGTAGCAACTATCTCTAAAGGGTATTTATTGCCCGATGAAACGCCCAGAAAAGCATACAGACGGGTCGCAAAAGCGATCGCAGAACGCATTAATCGACCGGATTTGGAGAATAAGTTCTTCAAATACATTTGGAATGGTTGGATTGGCCTTGCTTCTCCCGTGCTCTCTAACACTGGGACCGATAGGGGCTTGCCTATCAGCTGCTTTGGTATTGATACACCTGATAGCGTTAGGGGAATTGGATTAACAAACGCTGAACTTATGAAACTCACCGCTTTAGGTGGTGGAGTTGGAATCAGTGTTTCAAGAATTAGACCCAGAGGCACAGCAATTACAGGCAACGGTAAATCAGAAGGTGTAGTACCTTGGTGTAAAATTTACGATTCAGCAATTATTGCTACAAACCAAGGTTCAGTTCGCCGTGGAGCCGCTTCTGTAAACTTAGATATCAATCACCTTGATATAAATGAGTTTATGCAAATCAGAAGACCAAAAGGTGACCCAAACAGACAGTGCCTCAACCTTCACCAATGTGTAGTTGTAGACGACCATTTTATGCGCCGTTTGCAAGACAGAGACAGTGAAGCGATGAATTTGTGGCTTGAAATTCTAAAAACTAGAGTTGAAACTGGTGAACCTTACATCATGTTCAAAGATAACGTTAACAAAGATAACCCGTTAGCGTACGCTATGAACAACTTGGACGTAAGTATGACCAACATTTGTACTGAAATTACATTACACACAGATGAAGAACATTCCTTTATATGTTGTCTCTCCTCACTTAATTTGGCAAAATACGACGAATGGAAAGACACTGACGTTGTGGAAACCTCGATCAGATTCCTCGACGGAGTTATGCAAGAATTTATAGATAAGAGTAACGGTAAAGATTCTCTTATTCGCACCCACAGACACGCTAAAAAAGGTAGAGCACTTGGTTTAGGCGTTATGGGCTGGCACACTTTCTTACAACAAAAGAATCTACCATTTAACTCAATCGCCTCAACAGCTTGGACGCACACTATTTTTAGTGATATTAGAAGTAAAGCAGAAGCCACTTCTAGAGAGCTTGCTCAAGAATATGGTGAACCTACTTGGTGTAAAGGAACAGGTATGCGAAATACTCACTTACTCGCAATCGCTCCTACAGTTTCGAATTCACGTTTGAACAGTTGTTCAGCTGGCATTGAACCTATTCCAGCAAATATTTACACTTTTAATGGTGCTAAAGGAACATTTATTGTAAAAAATAAAACCCTTGAAGCGATTTTAGAAGAAAAAGGTAAAAACACAGACAGAGTATGGGATCAGATCCTCGCAGACAACGGTTCGGTACAAAACCTACCTCACGATGTGTTAACTGAAGATGAAAAAGAAATCTTCCTCACATTCAGCGAAGTAAACCAACTTGAACTTGTTCGTCAAGCAGCTATCCGTCAAAAATACATAGACCAAACCCAATCACTCAACCTTTCATTTGATCCTACAGATTCTCCAAGGTGGATTAATCAGTGTCACATGGAAGCTTGGAAATTGGGCGTAAAAACATTATATTACCTAAGAACCGATTCAGTGATTAAAGGCGATCTCGGTTCGCGAACCGCCGAATGCTTAAGTTGCGATGGATAAAGATAAAGAATTAGAACAGTTATTAAGTGATTTTGATAAAATCATGAATCTTTTTAAGAAAATGGAAAATTCTTCTTTAGAAGACGTGGAGTCCCTAAAGGAAGAGAGTACCTTACTACAAAAAGAATTAAAAGATCGTTATGCCAAAGAAGATTCCACAGAAACCGACTCACCGGAAGCGTAGCCCCTTTTATTGGTGGCGACGCTTCCCTACCCACCAAGCGCTCCACCATTACAAACCATTGCTTGAGCGAATTCAAAATGGTGATTTTGATTACCCAGAGTATTTCGAGCAAGCAAAATGGGAGGAGCATTGGTGCAAAGAAGAAATCGAATCAAAGAGACCTTTGTTCAATGATCACAAAAGCTTTTTAGAAGAGGCTCGCTCCATTGAGCGCCGTTATCGCAAGCGCCAAAACCTGCTCATCAAAGATGGTTATGAGACAGAAGAAAAGCGCCTCAAAGAGCTTGCCAAACAATTCTCTATCGCGTTAGGTGGCTCAAAAGACGATGTTGTTCGATTCATGGGGGAATTTGATGGTACTCTCGAAGAAATGTACTATGCTTATGCCGAATACAGAGGTATCAAAAATGTTTCTGTACTTGAAAATATGCCTGTAAAAAGAAGAGGTAGAG